CAGGTACTAAGTTGTTTTAACTTTGTAAATCCATTAGATGAGCATGATATAACATTTATGACATATACTCCAGGATTTACATTTGCTAATCACACTGATAGATATTTAGAATACAATATTATGTTTCCACTTGTACCTGATGACGGCGGAGAACCTATCACTTTTTATAAAGGTGAGGACAAAGATAGAGATAACCCATTAGGTGTAGAGTACACATATCATTACAATACTACACATCCAACAGTATTCAATGGAAAAACAATACACAGTGTAGATACTATACAAGAATACCGTGTAATGTTTAGAATTAAAGTAACAAGCGAAACATATGGTGATATGTTAGCAAGATATGAAGCAGGCGAGTTTATAAATGAATAAAAAAGTAGTAGGAATTTGTGGTCTAATCGGACACGGTAAAGATACAGCGGCTGGTTTTTTAATTGAACAAGGATATCAGCGCATTAGTTTCGCTGGTGTACTTAAAGATACTTGTGCGGCATTGTTTGGCTGGGACAGAATTCTACTAGAAGGTAACACAACTGAGAGTCGCGCCTTTAGAGAGCAAGTAGATACTTGGTGGGCAAACCGTTTAGACATACCTGATTTTACGCCACGTTATGCTCTACAACATATTGGTACAAACGTTTTCCGTCATCACTTTCATCCTGATATCTGGGTAGCGGCATGTGAACGTCAAATTGAAATGACTGATAAGAATGTTGTAATTAGTGATTGTCGTTTTTATAATGAGCTTAATGTTATCAAAAGATTGGGTGGAAAAACAGCCGTAGTGTGGAGACATGACAAACCAGATTGGTGGGCGACGGCATCTAATGTTAACAAAAGTGGAACTAATAGCCAAACAAACAATACAATGCAAATAGTTTTCCCAGAAATACACCCAAGTGAATGGTCTTGGGCGGGCTGGAATTTTGATTTTGAGATAAATAACACATCAACTTTAGAAGATTTGAAATCACAAGTCTTAGAAAATCTTAATTAACTACACACATAACTCTATATCAGCACCCTTTTGGTGATATCCTATAAATAGTATTAGAACGTGAAATGTTCAACTTTTTATAAAAAGGAGACTCCAAAATGGCAAATCTTGTTTCACCTGGCGTACAGGTTTCAGTAACAGACGAGTCAGTATACGGCCCAGCGGGTGCTGGTACAGTCCCAATGTTGTTTATTGCAACAGGACAGGATAAAACAGACCCAACTGGTACAGAAACTGATGGTATTGCAAAATATACTAAAGCAGCCAATGCGGGTAAGCCAGTTCTAGTTACATCACAGCGTGAACTTACACAATACTTCGGTAACATTGATTTCCGTACAGTAAGTGGCACAGTACAACAAGGTGATGAAACAAACGACTACGGTTTGCTTGCGGCATATTCATTCTTAGGTCAAAGTGCATCAGCATATATTGTTCGTGCTGACATTGACTTAACTGCACTAAGACCACAAACTTCAGAACCAACTGGTGACCCAGCGAATCTAACATACTGGTTAGATCCGTCAGACACAAATTATGGTATTTACGAATATACAGCAACTGGTTGGGTTGCTCAAACTCCAACAGTTGAAATTGTTGCAACAGCAGGTGCTGCTACAGCATCAGTAGTTGTAGGCGATTACTTAGTAGAAGTAGTAAACGGCACATCAGACACACAACTTGTCTACTATAGAGGTATTTCAGGTACTCCTGATTCATGGGACGAGTTAGACACAGGTTTTGCTGATACAGTAACATACGCTCCACACTATAGCGTTCCATCTAGCCCATCAGTTGGCGATGTATGGATTAAGACAACAGTTCCTGGCGGCGGTTTAGATGTTGATCTAAGCCTATTCCAAACTACTACAGGCAACTTTACTGCACAAACAGCAGTATATGCAAACGATGCTAGTACAGATCCAACAGGTATTGCTGGCGACGTTAACCAAGACGGTACAGCAGGCGCAGCCCGTACACTTGCAGAAGGTGATATTTGGTTAGCATGGGACAACACTGCTGGTAGTATTACAATTAAGCGTTATGATTCAATCAATGCTGAATGGGATGATATTTCAACTGATCCAACAGTAGCAACTGGTGGTTATGTAATGGAAGCAGATTCATCACAGCCAGTAGGTGATCCTGCAAACGGCGCACTATGGTATGATTCAGACGTTGACGATCTAGCAATTTATGAAGTAGCAGTAGACGGCGGTGTTCAGAAGTGGATGAAAGCAAGTGACGTACAATACGGTTCAAGTGCTCCACTAACTGATACAGCAGGTGGTGCTCTAGCAGACGGTGACTACTGGGTAGATACAGATGCAGACGGTTATCCTGTAATTTACAGACATAACGGTACAGATTGGGTACTAAAAGATAATACAGATCAGTCTACAGCAGACGGTGTAGTATTTGGTGACATCACTGATACTGCTCCTACAGGCGGCTCATACATTGCTGCAGCCAGCGTATTAACAAATGGTCCTAATCCACTTGTTTATCCAGTTGGTATGACAGCCATTAACATGTGTCGCAGTGCTGGTACTGTTCGTCAATATGACAGTTCACTAGGTACAACGTGGAAATGGCGTAACTTTGCAAGTAACCAAGCAGATGGAAGCGGCAGTTTCCTACGCAAGGCACAACGTCAAGTTGTTGTTGCGGCTATGCAAGCGGCGGCTAGTGGTACTGAACTTCGTGAAGATACAGTACAATTCCGTATTATTGCTGCTCCTGGTTATCCAGAAATGTTTGACGAAATGGTTACACTAAACAGTGATAGAAACGAAACAGCATTTATCATTGTTGACGCTCCATTCCGTAAGAACTCAACAGAAATCCTAACATGGATTGATGGAACAGATGCTACAGAAAATGGCGAAGATGGACTAGTAGGTCGCAACACATATGCTGCTGCATACTATCCTAGTGTTCTAACAACTGATCCTGTTAGTGGTAACAGTGTTGTTGCTCCTGCTTCGCACAGTGTACTTTACACATATGCTTACAGCGATAACGTTTCATTCCAATGGTTTGCTCCAGCAGGTTTGACACGTGGTGTTGTACAGAACGCAACTAACGTTGGTTACTTAAACAGTGAAGATGAGTTTGTTCCTATAGCTCTAACACAGGGTACTAGAGATGCAATGTATGAGAAGAAACTTAACCCAATCGCAAGATTCCCTGCAGAAGGTATTGTAGTATTTGGTCAGAAATCACTACACACTGCTGCAAGTGCTCTAGACCGTGTTAACGTAGCACGTCTAACTGCATACTTGAGAGAGCGTTTTGCGGTTATTGGTCGTCCATATTTGTTCGAACCAAACGATGTGAATACTCGTACAAATGCTAAGGCTACATTCGATGGCTTTATGGCAAATATTATGGCACAGCGTGGTGTATATGACTTTGCTGTTGTTTGTGATGAAACAAACAATACTCCAGCAAGAATTGACCGCAACGAGCTATATATTGATATTGCTATTGAACCTACTAAGGCGGCTGAATTTATCTACATCCCAATTCGTATTGTTAATACAGGCGAATTAGGTTAAGATAACTTAGTACATAATTAGAAAAATGGCGGTGCTGAAAATGCATTGCCATTTTTTTGTCAAAAGCATAAATAAGAGTATAGTATACACAATACTTTAAAAAGGAGAATTTTAAAATGGCTGTAACAACTTCTTTTGGCGTACCTGTTGATGGTGGTACTGGTACATTAATGCCAAAACTACAATATCGTTTCCGTGTTACTTTTAACAATTTGGGTGGTTCAAATGAAGGCCCGTTGGTAACAAGAAACATTGTTAGTGTAACACGCCCTGGCCTTACACATGATGATGTAACGGTTGACGTTTACAACTCTAAGATTCGTCTTGCAGGTAAGCATACCTGGGACGATGTTAGTCTTGTGATTCGTGATGATATTAACAGTGATGTTATTAGACTATTGGGTAACCAAATGAGTCGTCAAGTTAATCACGCAACACAAAGCAGTTCCAGAGCAGGAACAAACTATAAATTTGGTATGACCATCGATATGTTGGATGGTAGTAATGACGATGCAGGTAATACAACTGTTATTGATAGTTGGAATCTTGTAGGTTGTTTCATTCCTACTATTGCATATGGTGATCTAAACTATGCAACTAGTGAAGTGGTACAGGTTACTGTAACAATCCGTTATGATAATGCTAGTCATGATCTTGACGGCGTAGAAGGCGCTGACGTATTTGCTAGTGGACCAGCAACAGGTTCAGCAGCTGAGAACACGGCTACTTAATAGATAAGGTATATTGAAATGGGTCGTTTTCTTGGTGATGCTGCATCTGACGCATATGGTATTAGTGGTGCGGGTGACCAAATACAGTCATTTTTGCCTAGATCCAAATTTCAATTTTATGTCGAACTAACGTATCGAAATCCCGAAGCACTAACGGGATTCGATACAGTTAGGCTTACTAGAATAGCAGGAATCCAGCAACCAAGTTATACACCTAGAACACAAGTTGTTAATCAGTATAACAGAAAAAGAGTTATCCAAACAGGATTAGACTACAATCCTATAACTCTTACAGCATACGATACACGAGATGCTCTCATTGAAACCATTTTAAAAAGATATAGTGAATTTTATTTTAATGTCCTATGTCTGTGGATTCAAATGGCATATTAAACTATGGTGTTGACAATGTGTCATCCAGTGATTTTGCTGCTGGCTCAAGCCAACATGGTTTAAGATTACAAAAGTACAAACAGTTTTTTACAAAACTTGAAATCTATAGAATTTCAAGTATTGATGATAATAACATCACCACAATATATAATCCATTTATCACCGCTATACAAACAGATGATCTAAACTATAGCGATAGCGCACCAGTACAATATTCAATCTCATTTGCATATGAAGG